CTTCTTCGGGATCACGCCGGTGAATCCGTGCTTTGCAATCACCTTCTGCAAAGGATCCTTCCCGCGCTTGGCCTGGTAGTCGGCTAGCCACTCTTCGCTGCGGTTCATGACTTCATCTTCTCGGCAAGGGTTTTAGGCACATCGTCTTTTTCGATGGTCTTTTTAAAGCCAAAATTGCCAGCCACATGAAAGATGACAATCCCTTCGGGGCGCATAAAGCCGGGGGCGGCTTGGCTCCCGTGTGTGCTCAGGATTTCCAGACAACCAGATGCGGTATAGGTGTCAAACTTGCCTTGAAACAAGGTAGGCACGACATGGCAGCAATTGGGCCGAATAATGTCATCGGCCCACCTTCCCACGTTGAACAGGCTAAACCGCTTCTCTTTCAGCCCGTAGCCGCGCTGGATATCCTGCCCCCACCACTCGCCAAAGTGCCGCCCAACGCCAAGGTTAAGCAGTTCAGCGCCGTTTTCTTTGCACCACCGCGCAAAGCCGTAGTTGTCGCTATCAGGAGTGACCCAGCGGGTGCGGGAACCGGCAAAGAGCGCCAAGCCGTCAGCCTCGTAAATAGCGCCCTCCATCGGGTGACCTTCGCACTCCACAATGCAAACCTGCGCGTTGGTGCCGTCAATCTTCTCGGTAATGACCATCTCGCGGGACAGTCTCGGCATTTTAGGGAAAGCTGTAAACTCCATTGTCATTCTCCTTCTGCGGCCTCGCGCCACATCGGTTTAGGGTTGCTAGAGCATCCGAGCCGCAGGCACTCCGCACAGTCAGGGTGCCGCAGCGTGCGGAAGAGGGCGCAGGAGGCGCAGTTGCCGGCGATGAAGCGGGGGAGCTTAGCTTTGCTTTTCACGGGCGCGATATCGGTCATTTGCTCCCCGCCTCCTTTCTCAGTTTCCCCAGCGCCGATCCTACCCACCGTTGGAACTTCTCGTTGTCGTTCACCTTGGAAAGATCGGCAAGCTTCAGATACCTTTCGCCGTCCGTGCCTTGAAATGAGGAATACGTGTGCAGCGCGTCGGCCATCTGTGCCTCGTCGCCAGTGTACAACTGAGCCAGTTCGTTAAGCAACTCGGTCTGTGCCTTGGACACGGCCTTTGCTTGCCCCTGTGCAGCAGATTTGGCGGGTTGCGGTGCGGAGCTTGCCCCCGCGCTGTACTTGCTGCCGTCGAACCTGTCCCCTGAGTAGATGTTGGCGGCTACACCCAATGCCTTGAACGCCACAGACAGCGCGTCCGTTACCGCCATTTTGTAGCCCTCGTCGGATGTGTAAAGCCCCCGCGTCTCCTTCTCCACCAGCATTGACCCGCCAATCCCCGGCACTGGCTCCGACCACCCCGTTTCTGTGCGGGTGTAGACGGACACCAGCGCAAAGCCCATTACCTGCTCGTCGCTCCCCGGCTCGTTCCAGAGTTTGTCGATGGTGTATTTCCACCCTTCGCCGCAAGGTCCGAAAGCCTCCGTCATAGCCATCATGCGCCATTGAGGATTTATATCAGACTTCCCCTTGAGCCGCCCCGCCTGTATGGGTTTAATCGCCCATGCCGGTGGAGCACACAACTTTTGCCAGTGCCTCATGTTGCTCATTTCTTCCCCTCCTTCCACTTGCGGCTATTTGGTTACTGGCATAAAATGCCGGTGCTTTCCCTCATGGTTTCAACGTACTTGTCTGAATCTAAGACTAGAAAACAATCCTGCCCGTGGAGCTGCATTTTGGTAAGTAACCCGTCTGCGATAAAAGGCTTTACATCTTTTGCTTTTTTGTAGCTGATAAGCCCTGTGTCTGTCTTGGATGCGGAGCCGATTACCTCGCTGTAGCCTCTCCGCAAAGTTGGCGGCAGTGACCTAACTTTTATTGAGGACATAAGGGCGGCTATGATTCTAGTGAAGTTGGGGATGGTGTAGCAGTCCCCGTAATCATCATCGTCATGGTCCACATGCTTCACGGTTACAACGTGGTGTCCACCTTCCGTTATGTTAGTGAGACGCGCCCCAGCCGCTTTGTAATGTGCAATCCAACGCTTTTCTGCTTCCGGCCAATCTTGGTCCGTCAGGTTTTCTTGAATCACCAGCATTTCAGGTTTTAACCCCCGCCGCTTCAACCTGTGTACCCATCTGGAAGAATGGGTGTCATACTTGGAATTGCAATGCATAGCAAGCCGCCGTTTCGGGTTGTTGGTTTTACCTACGTATCTAACTTCTCCGTCAACCGGATCAATTAACACATAGATGCAATTCACTTGTCTCTCTCCTTTTGCCATGTCCGACAGTGACAATTCGGGCAAGCCAGCGGCTTCTCTGTTCGGGGTATCCATTCGTGGCTGCACTTCTCACACTTGCACTTGTTCATACAGTCCTCCTTTCTTTTGATGCTGGTACTTTATCATGATGATAAACTCTGTGTCAACAAAAAAGAGGGGCTAATAGTCAACCCCTGCATTTTATGCCGTCTCCTTTGCTCCCTCTCCCCTAAAGGTTGCGTCTGGTCGTTTATTCCACCGGCAAAGCGGCCCGGAAGGGAAAGTCTATTGCGACTCCAGCCACTCACGTGGGTCATCATCGCCAGTTTCCTCGTCGTACCAATCCACCCAACCGGGATTGCCCTCGCCGTCCATGTCCTCTTCCCAAACACAGAGCCCCCCCGCGTTGCAGTAGTCGGGCTTTATCCTGTTCTCAAACTGGAAAGCGTCATATTGCGCCAGCACGTCCATGACCTTGACACCCTCGGCTACAGTAGCAACCGGCACATCAAATGCTTTCATTGGCACCTGCGGCACCCACCACACTTTCAAATCTCCCTTTTCCATCCCCTTCCCCCTTATGCCGCCCTCAAGGGCGGGTTAGATTATTTGTCGGATATAAAAGTTAGCTCGGATGCAATGCCCCCATCCCATTTCCATGACTTTCGCCCCTTGGTCATGGGCGTCAATTCAAACTCGCGGGAACCTCTAAACACACGCTCTCCAGTTAATTTGACCTCATTGCCATTTGGACGTGCCCAAATTTGCCCGACTCTCACTCCTGCCGCTAATATTCTGCTCATTATCCCTCCCTCCTATTCCACCCCGCGAGCGACATCGCCTTAAACCCCCTCGCCCTAGCTGGCTCATACTCCCCCCTTACCAGTTGATTCTGAAATCAATATCTCGGCCTATCCACCATATAGCAAGAAGCGCCACACCTAACAGCATCAGCACCCCCGCAATAGTGCCGCCCACGGCCCACAATATCCACACCGGTATCACGATGCTCATTTCTTCCCCTCCTTCCACTTGCGGCTATTTGGATTCTATTTGCAGTTGACTTGCCGGAATCATGGTTTTACCAATGATTTCAGCAAAGGATTCAATTCGCACTTTTGCCAGCTTGTAAATCTCCTTGTAGTGCATTCCTTTGTCCATGCCGTCCCGTAATGCTTTGATAACTATCTGGTCGGCGCTCTTGACGGTGGAAAGCTGGTGGATGTTCAGCATGTCGCGCAGGTTCTTGTACTGTTGCTCCAGAAGGAAAAGAGCGCCGTTCTCCATCTTTGAGATGTTGGCGTAATACTTCTGGGCGTTCTGGCTCCCTTGGCCTTTGGCGTACTCGATGAACACCTTAACTGTGTCCGTGGTTAGCACTCGCGTTTCCTTGCCTGCCTTGCGTTGCTCCAACCATTCGGCGTTCTGACTTTGGGAGGCCAGACGGATCAACTCCGTTTTCATGCGGGTGAACTCTTGAGACAGCCGCACTTTGAAACCGACGACTACCTCTGAGTTCCGCATTAATGTGACAAGGAACATCGCTTGGGTTTCATCCAACATACAAAAAGTTGTCGGACGCCCCCCTGACTTCTGACTTTGAAAGTGGAAAGTCCTGAGAGATTGGAACTGCGGTTCGTACTTTTGGACAAGGCGAAGGATGGCAAAATGCTCTACCTCAAACCCTTTTGCTATGTCCAATGTCGACACTAGCGGGACACCTTTTACTACCTGCACAAATTCGGTCATAGACTTCTCCTTAAAGTTAACAACAACTGTAAGGTGACTTTACTTGTATATTGCGGCAAAGTCAACATAAAAGAGAGGCTAACTGTCAACCTCTCTTTTTATCCTATGCCTATGCCTGGCCGTTCATCCACCGGCAGTCAAAGCGGCCTGGAAGTGCTAGTAAATCC